GTTTCATCGTCACCTGCGATGAAAGCTGAAAGCCAACTATCTCGCATCACCTGCATGTCATCACGAAAAGTGGTAGAAAGCTCAGCGAGTTCTCGCTTGCGTAGCTGTGCGGGGGTCGGCTCTGGAACGGTATCCGCTGGCTCTGGCGTGTTGCCTTCCGCGAGCCAGAGAAGATAAGCCGCGTAGTCGGTATTCGTCGGATCAGCAGGGATGCGCGCCGAGTCCGCAAGTCGGACGATGCTGGTGGTGTTGGTGAGTTTGTAGGTCATGTTATAACTCCGAATCGCCAGCAACAACACCGTTTGTATCAACGGAATTTGCCACAGACTGATAAACGCCTCCGGTCAGGTCATTTCCAAAGACAGACAGCACGGCACCTGTACCTAGTACCGTGAGAGTCAGTGTCGGAGTAGTACGCTTCGAGACTTTCCAAAATGCTTGCTGAAAAGTTACGCTTCTGAATAGAAAACCTAACTTCTCGTAATACCGCTGGCACAAACTAAGCTCTAACCCAATCGGGCGATTCTCGAATGGAGTAGCAATACTTCCACGCTCAAGTTGAACGTATGTGGCAGCAATCGGAATATTCGGCAGAGTCCAGTTACCTGATGCTGGCGAGACAAGTTGCTGCGTCGTTACGCCAATACCCGACAGTGTGTAGGTCGTACTCGGAACGAAGTTCCCCGCCTCCACAATCTGCGTCATGTTGGAAGCGTCTATCTTCTTCCAGCGGTCATACCCGTAAGCACCATTGGCGACAGCAGCCCAGTTCGCTACTGCTCGTTGGTTGATTCGGGTTACTTCCCCATTGATGAGGATATTGCGGAAACCAGCTAGTGCGCCTGAGTTATCCACACCGAAGCGAAGAACATCAGCACCATTCACCTGCAATGCGCCGTATGTTCCCGATGCGTCTGATCTGATTGTTGTTGTCATTATGCGACCCTCGTAATAATGAATTGCCCTACATATGTTGATACGCCTGTCGCGGTTCCGGCCGAAGAGCGGGCGCGTATAACTGACCCGATTGCTAGATATAGGGTGCAAGAAGTACTCGCAGCTTGATTTGCTCCAGGAGTAGAAGCACCGCCGAGAATATCTCCGACGACTGGCGTGGTAGTCGGAGCAGAGTCATTAATAGTGATAAAGACAGCTTCAGCAGTTGCGAATTGATCGCTGTAGCTAATCCCATACGTTCCGCTTGTGTTGATTGTGAAACTAGCGCCAAGCGTTGCTGAATCAGCGTAGGTAATATCAGTGCCTTGATTGGTCACCACGTTTGTAAAGCGCCGAATCTTCGTATTGGTTGAACCATAGCCATTCGCAGTATTCAACCTAACCATGCTCTGAATCGCTTGACTGATCTTGCCTGTAGCCGTTAAATTCCCCGAAGCATCCACATCAAGAACATGCGTACCGTTCTCACGTTGAATACTCAGTGTCCCATCGGCAACCGCGGGGGTCGTGATGAGGAAGTTCTTGGAGGTATCGGCGTTGTCACCGAGTTTCACGGTGCGAAGATTTAGTTGTCCTGATGCCATTTCTTATACTCCCGTGAAGATGCAAGCAAGAAGGGCGACGTTGCGTGGCCGTGTTTCTGTGGAAATTCTAGGTGTCCCATTGGTGCCGTCTGTAATTGGCGTTGATGCAGTTAAGGCGCCTCCATTGCTTGCTGCTCCACTTTGAGCCATACCAGCAGACCCCGCTGAACCCGCGTTATACCCTGTACTATGGTAGTGACCTTGGAAAGCATCGGCTTGCGCACTCCCTAAAACTCGTGCCGTATCAATACCACGCCCATCGTCGGCACACCGAAGAAACTCACCACGAAGTTCTGGAAGATTGAACGTCGTGCTTCCATCATCAACTCCGTAGGTTGTGCCAATCAGCGCGAACAGAGATGAGTATGTTGCTCTTGAAACCGCGGCTCCATTGCACTTCAGGAAGCCGGCCGGGGCAGTAATGCCAGCGATGAACACTACCTGACTAATCAGGAATTGATTTGCGCTCGGGGGGATACCGCCAGTGCCAGCTAAGGTGAGGGACATTAGATGATACTCCAAACTGATCCGGAGGGGATGGTCACGGATACCCCACCATTAATCGTGATAGGACCTGCGCTCATTGCATTTTTGTTCGTGGTAATGGTGTAATTGGTCGTAATAGTCTGTGCATTCTCATAGAACGCATCATCAGACCCGCCGCCCGTTGCGCCGCCGCCCATAACCCAAGCAGTACCACTCCAGTATTCATTCTTTCCAAGGTCGGAGTTGAATCGAGTGTAGCCTCCAGCGGGGGCTCCATCACGCTGAGCCGTAGTACCTGAAGGCATCACGAGCGAGCCAGTATTGGAGGTCTTAAACTTCACCCCCAGGTAGGTTAGCCCAAGAGGAAACTCTACACCGGCTCCATTGCTGGTGAACTGGGCTACTCCGGCTACAGCTAGTCCCAGGCCCTGAGTGGAGAACTTATAGAATCCAGTATTTGGCTGCGTGGCATAATTCAAGCTAGGCGCAGTAACGGAGCCATCAAGCATGCTTACCACCGTGGTCACAGTCGCTGACTGGGCGGAGCTAACTGATGAACCGTCGCAGAGAAGTACGGCTCGTTGTGATTGGCTAACCAGAACTCCAGGAGTAGCTGCTACCTTCACCTGCACTGACTGGTTCGTGGAGAGGTTGTTGGCAACGTAGTACACACTCACTACAGACGGAACTACTACATTCACCCCGGCCGCAGGATTACCGACAAAGGTCAGCATCTTGTTGCTAGCTTGCGTGGATGTTAACGTGAATGTACCACCAGCTGAGACGTCCAGGACCAGCTGTGAGAATTGGTAGAGGATGCTTCTTCCGTAACCAACTGAGTACCAGTCTGCTGACCCAGTACACATAAGGATCAGAGACTCTCCAGGTTGAAGAGCCAGCGTGGATTGGCCATCAACTAGGCCACTAGAAGGAGTGATGGTTACGACCCCGCTCCCAGAGTTCTTTACAAAACAGTAAAAGTCACTACCATAGGTAGCAGCGCTACTCAGGGTTAGCGAGGCGACTCCTCCAGTGAACTCAATAGACTGACCACGATGCGAAGTAGTTAGGGCTAAGGTACTGGCCGTTGACAGAGTGGGGGCGGCTACTGAAAGAGTAGCTCCAGTAGCTTTTGTTCCAAAGCCAGCTAAGGCGCCTGAGGAAACAGCTGAGGTACCAGCTCCATAGGTGATCTGACCCCAGGTATTGACTTCAGTGACCCATAGAAACTGAGCAATCCCCGGGTTTAGGGAAACGACTGAGATCCCATTAGAGTCCAAAACCACAAGAGGATTAGCTCCTACATTCCTAAGGAGTATGGATTCCCCAGGGGAGACTTCATTGGTAGGTGGAAGATAGATGAGATTTCCAGCGGAGCAGGAAACGTCCATGATCTTCGAGGTGACCAGACTGGTTCCAGCATAGTTGTAAGGCCAGTTAAGGTGCTGATCTGAGGTAATGACTACCGAGGAAAATCCCAGGTTAGCAGGGGGAATTAGCCCATCACTAAATACGTCTTTCATCTTCCATCCTCAGTGGTATCATGGTTATGCTCCGCATCCTCTTTCTGGAGCGATGCAATAATCTCGGCATATTGAGACTGCCACATCCCCAGCAGAGTCGTGTTCTTCAGGAATGGCTGAGCCTCTAGTAAGCAGGCGTATAGGATCAGCTGAGGAGCATAACGGGTAGTCCAATTAGTCTGAACATCACTGGACAGTGGAGTGGGCCTCTCATAGTAAGAGAGCTCGAAATCATAGGCGTGGTCTGGAGTAAGCGCCAGAAAATAGTGGTTGAAGTCATAATCAGAATAAAACTCAGGAGCTGCAGCGACCTCTCCAGCCGCGTAGATCCGGCAATACTCATACTTCCGGGGGCGAAGGTAGTGAGCCCTCCCTGTGAGGTCAGAGAAGAACAGGCTTTTTGTCTGCCTCCAACGGTCTGGCTTCTTAAGCACAGGATTATTAATCTCAAGCTTCCCTGATGCCACTCTTAAAAAACCTAAACCCTTAGCCTCTAGGGCCAAGCGTTGTTCAGCTAGCATGATGAGGTTAGGGATCTCAGCCAGGAAATCAGGATCATTTCTCTCACAGTATATGGCTATCTTACTGACCAGTGAGTCA